AAATGGCCAAAAAAATTCAGATCTGAGAAACGTAAACCAATATCATTCTTAGAAATGGCACAACAATCAAGTAATGACCCAGCAAGCCTTACACGGACGGGTCAACTGAATGCAGCTGGCTCACAGAGAGCACTGTATTTAAAATTGTTCAGTGGCGAAATGTTCAACGGCTTCCAGCGTAACACAATCGCTAGAGACTTAGTACAAAAGAGAACACTTTCCGGTGGAAAGTCAATGCAGTTCATCTACACTGGACGTACAAAAGCCGAGTATCATACACCCGGTAACAGCATACTAGGTAACTCCGATGGAGCACCTCCAGTAGCTGAAAAGACAATCACATGTGATGACCTATTAATCTCAAGTGCATTTGTCTATGAGCTAGATGAGACTTTATCTCACTATGACCTCAGAGGAGAAATTTCTCGTAAGATCGGATACGCTCTTGCTGAGAAGTATGACAGACTTATCTTCCGTCAAATTGCAAAAGGTGCACGTCTTGCGTCACCAATCACTAAAGCAGGCTATCTAGAGCCCGGTGGTACACAGATCAGATTAACCAGAAGTGGTGTAACAAACGCTACTGCTGCTTATGATGCTACATGTTTAATCAACGGTTTCTATGATGCTGCTGCTGCACTAGACGAGAAGGGAGTAGGCTCTGAAGGTAGAGTAGCTGTACTTAACCCAAGACAGTACTACGAACTTATCCAGAACGTTGAATCAAACTCTCTAATCAACAGAGACGTACAAGGAGACGCATTACAGTCTGGACAAGGTATCATTGAAATTGCAGGCATTAGAATCTACAAGTCAATGAACATTCCGTTCTTCGGAAACTATGGTACAATCTACGCTGGTACAGGTGATGCAAACACCAACCCCGGTGTAACAAACCCCGGAAACGTAGGTAGCTTTATTGGCGACACTACAACTACTAACGGAATGGAAGACGGTAGAGCTTCTGTAACCGGTATCCATAACAACTATGGTAATCACTCTGATTTCGCTAACAGCTGCGGACTTATCTTCCAAAGAGAAGCTGCTGGTGTTGTAGAAGCTATCGGCCCACAGGTTCAGGTAACTTCAGGTGACGTATCAGTTGTTTACCAAGGTGACGTAATCCTTGGAAGACTAGCTATGGGTGCAGACTTCCTAAACCCTGCTGCTTGTGTTGAACTAATCGCTGGTGCTGCCCCCGGTTCTACTGGCAACGCTGCGTTTGGTACTTCATACCCAGAGAACGCTTAATCTCTATTTTATACTTTTTATACGGGGGCTTCGGCTCCCTTTTTTCTTATGGCAACCACAACTATTGACCTCGATACCGAACTATCCGCAGTTAACTCAATACTGGGGGCTATCGGACAAGCACCTATAACCACTCTAGGCACTGTCAGCGCGACTGATAATGTCGAAGCATATGACAACCCAGAAGTTGCATTTATATTTAACTTACTTCGTGACGCTAATGTAGATACACAAGCTGAAGGTTGGCACTATAATACTGAGTTACACAAAGAGTTTCCTCCTGATGGAAGTAAGCATATAGTATATCCTAACGATGTACTATCGCTAGACTTACACAACAATAAGGATAGACGCATTATGGATCTAGTCAGGGATGAGAACGGATTTGTGTATGATAAAGTAAAACATACAAATGAATTTGAATCAACTCTTGACCTTGATGTCGTTTACTTAAGACCATTCTCTGTCTTACCTGTTGTATTCAGACGTTACATTACATACAGAGCATCACGTGTAGCAGCAACACAGCTAGTTGCTAACCCTGCTTTAGTTAGACTGCTTGGAACTCAAGAACAATTATCAAGAGCAGCACTGATGGAGTACGAATGTAACCAAGGGGATCACAACATGTTAGGATTTGAACAAGGATCATCCTATCAAACTTATCAACCATGGAGAAACCTTAGAAGATAATGGCAGGCATAACACAAACTATACCAAGTTTTATTGGTGGTATATCAGAACAGCCAGATAATTTAAAATTTCCCGGACAACTTAAAGATCTTACAAACGCTATTCCAGATGTAACTAGAGGTCTATTTAAAAGACCGGGATCAGATAGAATAAAGGACTTACCCTTAACAAATGTACAAGCTGGTGGCTCTTGGTTTCATTACTATCGTGATGCAGTAGAAGGAGCCTACATAGGACAGATAGCATCTAATGGTCAGGTTAGAGTTTGGAGTTGTAATACAGGCGTTGAGCAGACTACTGCATATGGAGCACCTAATATCAGTACTAACTCTTCTAGTCAGGTTAATGAAACCTACTACGCTGGAGATCTAGTTCAAGCTAACTCTAACATATATGAAGCTACATTGACTATAAGTAGCGGTGCTGCGCCATCTCACAGCTCTGGTACAACTAATGGCTGGAAATTTATACAGACTGTTGCTGCCGCAGCATCAACTGTACAGAGTTATCTATCTACAAGTGCTCCAGAAAACCTACAGTTCCTTACAATTAACGATACCACTTTTGTTAACAATCGTGATACGAATAATGTTCACACCCTTGTTGGGTCAACAGGAACTACAGATACAGCACCTCACAGGAACTACGCATTTGTTGAATTATTGAGATCAGCAAACGGTAGGCAGTACGGCTTAAATATAAATAGAAGTACAAATACCACTACTACTACACTTCAGCGTGCTACACGTATTAAAATAATAAGTGATTCACTATTTGAAGGAGATCATTCTGGACACTGTCCTTCTATCGGTACTCAAGTATTTAGTGTTAACAGTGCTGATACCTTTAATAATGGGCTGATTGACTCAGCAGTAAATAATTCTAACTATATGAAGTGGACGTTTGATATGAACGCCTCACCTGAAAGTGGATTTAATAACATCACAACAAATGCTAGTAGCTCTTTTGTCCGACTTAACTATAATCATGTACACGGTTTTGGTATTGGGCAAGCTTTGGTATATGATAAAGGTGAAAACGCAAATCCGTACCCCGGCTTAGTACACGGTCATGTATATTTTGTTAGCTATCATGAGGGTACTTATGGTATATACTTGGCTGTAAACCGAGATAAAGCTAACGTCAGTACTACAGAGTTAATTTTAACTCATCCAAACGCACAAACAGGTCGAACAAAAGACTGGTTTATTCCGTTAGAATCTTATCAGTATGCTAGAACCTTTAACTCATCTAATAATACTAGAACAAAAACAGTTTTTGGAAACCCTACTGATGGGCACAGTGCAGATACATCTAAAACTAATTTAACATTTAGATTAAATATTCTTGGACAGCAAGGAGTAGCACCTAATAGCTCAGGATCATCACCTGTATACCGATGCAGTTATCAGAGAGAAGCTGTACTACTTCACGGAGGAGAGGGGTGGAAAACAGGAGATCAAGCAATAGTTGCTTTGGACACGGCTCAAGATAAACCATCAACCTATACCATCGAAGTAATGGAGCACGAAGAAACTGTAGTAAATGCTACAATCGCTTCTAATAACCCCGGTGACGGATTAATACGACCGGCTCCTACACCCTTTGATGCTGATACTGCGGTTACTGCTGATACAATACTTGGTGGTATTAGAGGGGCTTTAGCCGGTACTGGTATTAATGCTGATATTATAGGTACAGGAATTTACTTTTATACTAATGACGCTTCTGACCCAGCGAATGATATTAAGTTTTCTGTAGAAATTGTAGAAGATGACTTGATGAGAGTTATGCACAAGTCAGTAAATGACGTTACTAATTTACCTAACCAGTGTAAACACGGATATATAGTTGAAATCTCTAACTCCCGAATGGCAGATGAAGACGATTACTACCTTGTTTTCAACGGTAACAATGGTCGAGATGGGTCAGGCTCATGGTCTGAATGTGCAGAAGCGGAAATAGCTAAGTCGCTAACTAATATGCCACTCGTTATACAACGTACAGCTTATGACTCATCTACCAAAATAGCTGAATTTACTGTTAAACAGTTTGACTATCATGGTAGAAGAGTAGGTGATGATAAAACTAATCCATTTCCTAGTTTCACAGGTCAACGTATAAATAAAATAATATTCTTCCGTAATAGATTAGCTTTCTTGTCCGGAGAAAACGTCATATTATCTCGACCGGGTACACTTGAAAAACCAGACTTCTTTATAGAATCTGCCTTGACTGTATCAGCTAGTGATCCTATTGATATATCCGCTGCGTCTATGTTCCCATCTGAGTTATTTGATGGTATAGAAACAACAAGCGGTTTATTAGTATTTAGTACAAACCAGCAGTTTTTACTAGCAGCTGATGACACAGTTCTCAATCCTGATACAGCTAAACTACGAAGCGTCTCTACGTTTAATTACAACAAAACTATACCTCCTATATCTTTAGGAACTACAATAGGTTATGTAGATAACTCAGGTAAGTTTAGTCGATTTAATGAAATGGCTAATATACGTAGAGAAGGTGAGCCTAACGTAGTAGAAGTTAGTAAAGTTGTACCGT